CATGCTCACCACTGTATCGCTGATCTGTGCAATACCATGTGATCCTCTAAGGTGTCCAAGGTTGACCTCCATGCCCTCTTCGTGGCTACGGTCTGATCCTAGTCTACGCAGATGGGTGACCAAGTGTATCGCACAGCCTGTCTCTTCAGTCAACTGACGCAGCAACGTCATGGTACGGTCTATGGCCTTCCGTTCGTCATTGATGTCTAGGCCACTGACCAAGATGCTCAGGTGATCGATGAAGATGACCTTGCAATCCAGACCAACCACCATGTACCGGACACGGTTGATCAGGTCTTCCATCTCTAGACTACCGAAATGGTCGTAGATAAAGACCCTGCCAGTGCCTAAAGTAGTGTCGAAGTATTCTTTGATCTGTTCTTTCGAATACTTCTCGAATACTTCGTTAAGGTGTAGTCTATCACTTGCTTCAACCGCCAAGATGCCTCGCCGGGTACGGTCAACGGACTCCTCTAAGGCTATGATACCTATGCTAACGTCCGTTTCTTTCAGGTAGTGGTGCTGAAGTTCCCTGAGCAAGCTGGACTTGCCCACGCCTGTACCTGCTGCCCATGTGACGATCTCCCTAGACCTTACGCCCAGAGTCTTGCTCTGTAGGGCAGGGAAGGGGAAGTCTATGGAACGCAGGTTCTGTTCAGACCAAAGCCCATCGAAGTCTGAGGCGGCATTTTTGATACCGCTGGGAGTGTAGCAGGTGGCGTTCTTAAGATGACCTAGGAACTCCTGCTCCATGCTGCGAGAACTGTAGGTGCAAGCGTCCTTGTGCTCTAGCTCAACGATGAATGCCTTGCCCGGTTTGAGCAACTTGGCACACCTCTCCGCCTGTTCTTGTGCCTTTGGCTCGTTATCGAAGCATATGAAAACCCGCTCAAAGCTTTCCAGTAGCTCTAGATTGTTCTTAAAGTCGCGCTCAGCGCTCGCCTGTCCGCTCTTCAAGCTCAGGGCGTGTACGATTGCGTTGGACCTCTTGGTGATCTCTGTGGCAGTGGGCTGCACAGAGTTGGCCATCTGGAACGCTGCCAAGGCGTCTGCTTCACCCTCTGTGACGATCAGTGTGCTCGATTTAGTCCCCAGAGCCTTGCTCAGTGTGTGCGTCCCAAATAGCGTGCAATTCTTAAAGTCTCCACTCGTTGAAAATATCTTACCTGCTCGTCTGGTCTTATTTGATACCCTCATACCGTCAGGAAGGTGGTAGGGGAACATCACAGACTGGTCGGTAACTGTTACACCGTAGAAATCAGACACAGCCTTGCTGATCCTGCGCTCTGACCACGGGGTGTCAGGCTTGGTGGGACGGTAGTCGTCTATGTTTTCCACTTCGTTGACCTCTCTGAGTGTCTCTTCGCAGCTAAAGCAGTAGGTATGCCCATCATCGTAGACGCTCAGGGCATCACTGCTGCCGCAGCTTGTACAAGGTTGGTGCGTCTTGATTGCAGTGGAATCCATCAGTGTTGTGTCTCCGTTTCGTCGTCTTCTAGGTCTACAGTGTAGTATGGCTGCTGATCTAGGTACATCTTAAGCTCTTCCAAGGCCATGATCATAAAGTACGTCATGCTTCGCTTGTTGAGTTCTGCCATCTCCTCAAAGTATTTTATCACGGCGGGGGACAGACCCTCTTTGTAGAGGTGGTTGAAATATTCCGACTCTGTAAACTTGTCCATGATTAACCTTTCCATATGTAATATGCTGCCGCTAAAAATACAAGGCTGGTGATAGATACCTTAATCACATCAGCCCCAGTCAGGACGTTTAACATCTGCACTAGACATCTCCCCGGCCAACGCAGCGTACCCACAGATGTCTACAAAACTGTCTTCCTTGTACTCGTTGATCAGCCGTGCGATCTTCAGGAGCATCATCATCGTGGCGACATCTGTGGGTGTCAGTTTGATCTCATGGTCTAGGTAACTGTTCCAGAAGTCAGCGATTCGCATATGGTTCAGGTATGCATCGCCGTAGTCCTTGGCACGATCACCGTTGATCAACTCGCTTGCGGTGTGCAGTATCTCGTCACGCTTCATCTTCGTCCTCCTCTATGTCTTCGTACTCTTCCATGCAATCATTGCAATGTATTCCATCATAGCTCATCATAACGTCAAATGCTCCATCACAGGTTAAACATCTGGCCATCATTGCTTCATCATCAGGCTTCATCTATTTGCTCCTTAAAATTTCTCAAGTGCGCTGCCGCCACGGTCAGCTTGTGATAATCAGACATGAACATATCGCCGTCGCATTCCCAGAGTGTCTGAACCGGGCCGTCTACCAAGGGGACCAATCGCTTGAGAAACTCTTCGGCGGTGATCTCTTCGTCGTAGCTCCACTTGTACATCATGCTGTCTCCATAAGTTCTATTGCTGTTCCAATCTTGTACCAAGCTGGTGACTTGGTGTTCTTCCACCGTGCCATGTAGCTCTTCTCCCTGACGTAGTAGTTTCTGTATGCTACCACAGGGTCGTCGTCCTTGCAATCGTCCGGCATACACTGAGGAGGCTCAGTGAATTTGCCGCCCGGTAGCTCGTATGGAATCTTAGATAGGTTCTGGAATATACCACTGCTCTCTGTCTTGTGGACCTTACCGTACCGGAAGGTGTACTCCATCAGTAGGCTGTCGAGTAACTGGTAGAGCCATTGGTAATTGCTGCGGCTCTCCCTGACCCAGACGGCGCTGGGGTGGTTCTTGTGGGTCGGCTTGTAGCAGTTGATGCTAGGCTCCCCATCGACCAAGTGATGGGCAGTGCTGAGCAGTTGTGCATACTCGAGGATCATTTTAACGACGTGCTTGTCGCAGTGCATCGCAGCGCACTTAGCAGGATCACGGTCTAGGTAGAAAATGTTCATCTGTCGCCTTTCAGTTTCTGTTCTATCAATATAGCACGGCCAAGGAAGATTGCAAGTATGCTGGCAAAAATGTTCATTCTTCATCCTCTTTCAATAGTGTCTCAATGGGGTCAGTTTGACCTAGGGCTCTCCGCACATGGTGGCCACACTCTGAGCACAGGTCGTTCTCCAGAGGCTGTGTAGGTGGCAATGGTGCGTCACAGATGGCACAGCGCATCTCTATGAAACCTCAATTTTAACGCCAAGCTTCTCCAATGCCCGGACCATGGCAGTATGGTCTAGCGCCATATGGACAAACTGATCTCTGCGGACACTCACCTGTTTTCCCCTGCCCTTGTCCATGAGCAGGTAGGCGTCGTGAAGCTCTTGGTCTGTCGTTTGTAATTTGAGCGTGTTCATTATGTCCTCTATATAGGTACCAATATAGTATGATCTCTTTTGTAGAGTACACAGTAGAGTACTCTATAGAGTATATATAGGGAGCCTTTTTGATATTTCAAGGGGTGAGACAAAAATATTTTAACTTATTTTTGGTACCTCTTTTGGTACTCAATGGCGCATCTGTGTCCCATCTCTTCGATGATTAGATCGTAGTCGGACAAAAGCTTAGAATAATAGGGCGTCCCATGATCATGTAGACGGGAAGTATTGTTAATGTCTTGTAAGGCGAAGGATAATTCTTGATCCGTTAACTTCTTGGCCTGTTCTTTGTTCATTCTCCGAACCTTTCTATTTCTCTTGTGTTAGTGTCAATCAATTCTGTTTTTTGTCTTATATCCACGGTGTGCTCAAGGTTACATTGTGGGCAATAGTGAATATCGTTCCAATTGATACGATATATGAACTCAATGGGACCATTGTGGCAACGTGTGCAATTCATTGTCTCTCTCTCTCTGCTAGGTTACGACATCGAACAAGGTGACACTATGCGCCACCTTGTGCAATGTTGCAACCCTAGTGCTTAGGATAGCTGACTAAAGGCACGTCTAGGGACCAGCAAGCGCGACAATCGCCGCAATTGTTGCCTTGTGTACGTGCCGGGCATGGGTATCCCTTGGGGTCTTGCCCTTTGGTGTACACTTGCGAGCCATTGATACCAGTAGGCTTGTCACCATCCAGCTTGGCCGCCGATACGCGCACGTTTAGGTTATCTGGCAAAGTGTTGCCTAGTTTTTGCCAATCGGATACCAGCTTTCTTTCTTGTGTAGGGAGCCAATGGCGAATATTTGGCGTCATACGTGCCACGTCTGCGATAGCATCTAGCATATCCATGGATTGCAAGTCGCCGCTATCGAACCAACGATGGTATCCATCGGTGTTATAGCGTTCAATCTGGAATACCATGCTGGCGATCCACTCTATAGGGTCGCTATGGTGCCACTTGGCAAGATTAGCCTTCCAGCCTTGATTGACACTAGGCCGAAGCTTCTGAAGCTTTCTAGCATAGCACGAATGGCACGGTGTGCCTTCGATCTGTGCCAGTTTTGAGCCAGTGTTACATGCAAATGCATCGATGGCGTACGTGGTGCCGGGCATTTTAGAATTGCCGGTACTAATCTTGCCCGCTTGTATGGCGTCTTTGACTTTCATGATCTTTCCTTAGTGGTTAACATATTAGAACGGGTGGCCATTGTAGACCACCCGCTCCGATATGTTAACCCGCAAAATTGTGCAGGTACCGCACTGGGTTTTTCCGTTCGATATAAACCGAACGTTTCCCGAAATGGGTACCTATCATAGTGGGACCGAACGTGATCCCGTACCGGGTCTTGGTAGACCGCTTGCGGGTAAGTCCCCACGCATAACGGTAGCCTGTGGTCCCGTCGTTTAACTTGGTACGCTTGAACA